GGTTTTACCGTGTGTCTTACCTGAATGCATCTGACCATTTGGCATCTTGTGCATACCACCTTTATACTCTGTACCATCTCTTAAATAATGTTTAACACCCTTAGCCATTAGTTCTTCCTTACCTTGTTTGCAGTAGTACCCTTGTACTTACCACCTTTTTTCTTGTACTCACGAGTGAGCCAAGCTGATGCATAAGCACTAGGCCAAACCTTGAATTTACGTTTAGCTTCAGTCTTTACACGACTATACAATGCTTTGTTTGTAGGAGTAGGAGATGCCATTACCACTTCACCTTGTTTGCCCAGTAAGCAGCACTCATCTTACCTTTTTTAATGTTTTTGGCATGCCGTGCTTTGAATGCCTTGTTCCTAGCTGTTCCATCAGGGCTACCTTTGACACCCTTCTGTCCGAACCTTATGATTTTCTCCTTACCATTAGCACATGCTTTGACAACATGAGACTTTGTCTTGTGTCCAGATGTAGCTTTAGGAGAGTTACACTTCATCTTTGCTTTGTTAAGGTTACTTGCCATAATATTCTTTCATTACTTTAATGGATTGTCAACTAGGGAATCATATGCTTTCCAGATGTCATCTATTTCCGTTTGGTATTTGTCAAGCTTATCACCCAAACTATCAGTGATCCCAGACGATCTCTCAACTTGACTACGTAAGTCAAGCAACTCTTTCTGTTGTTCCAAGATTGTTTGCATCTGTGTACTAACTGTAGCCAACCTTGTGTTAAGTCCTCTAACGTCATTGTCTTGTACCGCCTGTTCTAGTGTTTGAATACGTGAGCTAAGTTCAGTTGCCTTGCTGTTAAATGTAGCTGACTTAGAAACAACAGTCTTTATACCTGATTCAACATCATAGAATCTTTGCAATGTGTCATATCCGTAATAGATACCACCACTAAGAGATCCTAGTATGGGCAGGGCGGCAGCTATGTACCACCCCTTGAATGTAAACCCACCTACTTTTACTTCTGCATCTTCTATCATGGTTGTGTATCACTGTTAGCCAATGAACCGTGCTGTATTATGTACGTAGCTGCACCATAAATATCATCAGCATCCTTCATGTCATCTGTTAGATAACCATTCCAACCTGTAGCATTACCGTAATTATCCCATGTAATGACAAACTCGTCAATGCTTTGTGTGTATGTTAGTGCTGAGTAGTTACCTATGACAATGTTATTCTGTGATGCATAACTGTCAATACTTACTGTTAAGCTTTCGTTGTTAGCAGCAGCCATGAATGCACCAGCTTGTTGAGCATACCCTTCAACAGAATCTAATGCTTGGTTGTATGTTGCTACCTCTTGTGCATCTATAGAGTACTGATCTGTATCTAACATACCCTGTAGTGCTACCTGCTCAGGTGCTGTGTCAGCTTCCATTGCAACTTCAGCAACAGATGTAGCTGTCATAAGAACACCTGTAGCATCTACTAGTGTATCAACAGCTAAGGTTAAGTTATTCATAGCAGCCACATGTTCCTGTACAAACAGTTGTTCAGCTGTCTGTGCTGTAGCATAATCATGTTGCATCACTTGATCTACAGCATCTAGGTAAGCTTCAAGCATTGAGTTAGAGATGTGACCATCGTCCATTGAGCCATCTACAATGACACCACCATATGCAGCATAACCTGTAGCACCTATACCTAACTGGATAGACAATGATAACCTGTTATCTATAACATCAATACTGTCAACTAGAGCCTGAAGTTTTTCTTCACCTGTTAGTGCGTTTGCTTGTCCTGAAACGGTCACTAAGACTGAGCTTGCTAGTAGTATCTTCTTTACTTGATTCTTCATTTGATTCTAATTCCTCTCCTACCTTCAACAAGGTGTCCCAAAATAACTTATTATCTTTATACCCCACCACAAAAACGGAAGGGTTCTCTCTATACTTTAGCAATGCACTCTTTCCCATGAGTAGTTTACCAGTGCTAAAATCATTTACAGGGCATGGTGTGTTAGCTAAAACCATTGCCTTGAATACTGCTGGATCATCACAGAGAATACTTATCCCTGAGACCTGTAAACCTAAACCACCTACCTGCTGTGGTGCTCCTATAAGACGAGCATTCTTTCGTCTGTTACAAGAGTGATCTTGCTCCATTACACCTTGAGATATACCTATGATACTTAACTGTATACCTACAGAACTTGGCATCAAACATGAGTCGTTACCACCAGCACCCATAACTGTAGGGGCTATTGATGACATGACAGGAGATGCTTGACCTGCACCTGATGCATTGTAGTTGTTAGTGGTACTCTTTTCTGAGTTGTTACTGTCTACTGTGCTGTCTTGATAGTTGTTAGAGAAGTCACCTGTAACATCATTGGCTAGTACACTGCTCACCAAGAACATCTTCAAGACTAGGGTCTTCACACATAAGTTTAATAGCAGCTTCAGCTTGACCGATAAGGGATAGTGTTTGTGCATTTAAATTTCTTTGACATGTTGGTTCATTGTTAGGACACACAGAAGGATACTCAAGTACTGTAGAGGTACAGCCAACTAATAAAGCTGACAGTACCAACACCCTGCTAATCCTTCGCATTCATCTTTTCCATCATTATTCTTATAGACTTAATGTTCTCATCTATACGAGCTAGAGTTAGAGCCTGGCCTTGCACTACTGTCTCTAGTCTTTCTATACGTACCTCTTGTCTGAGTATCTCTCTGGTGTTATTCTTTACACTGTTATCTAGTGATGACACATACCAAACAAGGGCTATGGTTTGACACACTATAGCTAAGACTAGTGTGATAGGTACGGACTTAGAGAGATGCCACTCTGTATCTTTGTTTATCATTTTGTAAATCCAGCTCCGAAGTATAGGCCAACTATAGCTGACACAATGTGAGTATCCAATGGTGTTATGACAAAACCAGATGCAGCTTGCCATCTTACAGTTTCGTTACCACCGAGAATCCAGTTAATAATACCACCCTCTACTTCAGTGTAACCCACAATGACGTTTATCTCAGGGTAGAATACAGCAACTAACTTAGGTAATACTATGATGGAAAACACAGCAGACAAAGCTATAAGCCTACGTGTCCAAGCAAAGTGTTTATTTTTATTACCTGCATCACGAGCTATGTTAACCTGTTCAGCATTAAAGTTAGCTCGTTCCATGAGCATCTTGTTGTTCTCTTGTTTAGCCTTAATGCTTTGACCCCATATGGACATGACCCCACCGAGAACGGTAGAGCCTAGCATTGTGATTAATTCTAATGGTAATCCAAACATTTATTTAGTTCCTTCGTTATTTAAAGCATTAGCTACAGCATCCATTCTAGGTATAACACCTGACCTACCTCGTTGTTTAGCAGTCAGATACTCTTTGTTGTCTAAGAACTCAGTAGCTGCTGCTTTAAATTTACCTTGGTTAATAAGTTTTATTGTTGCAGGACTTCCTGACATACCACCCCTAAACCAACTCTGTGCTATCTCTACCCTTAGTTCTTCTGATAGGTTTCCAAAGTTAGGTATTGCAGACTGTATAGCTGGTAGTCTGTTACCTATATCTTTTTCTAGGAGATCTAATGCTTCTTCTTTAGTAATCTTCTGGTTAGGCTTAACATCTTTACTGTAGTGTCCATACCCATACGTAAAAAACTTTTCATCTTTAACAGCTTTATATGCTATGGGGCTAAACTTCTCTAAAGATATTAACCTTTCTGTAAGCCTATCCATGAAGGTGTCAGTTACTGGAGGTAAAAACTTTGCAGCTGTCTCTTCTTCTGTCAAAGACCTAGTAGCTGTTGATACCTCTCTAGCTTCCATTGCACTTTCAAATGCCATCTCTTCTGTAGGTACACCAGGATCAGTAAGATCCTCAACTAACGTAGAGTACGCATCATAGTTTAAAGGTTCAGAACTGTCTTCAACTAACGTAGAATAATCATCATAGTTTAATTCTTCCATATTCTTACTTCGGCCTTTCAGAAGTTTTAGTTCTGAGTTTACCGTTAGGGTCAGTAAACATACTATTAATAGGTACATTATCAAAGTCTTGATTGTTGTTGACAACATATGGTGACTCCGCAGTTCCAAGTTTTGGTAAAACCTTTTGCTTTATCTCTGAAGGATTAGTAGGTCTTTTTTTGTCATTTTCTGCTATATCTTCTAACAAATTATTAACCTCAGTTTCGAGGGGATTAAGTGTATTGAGAGCATCTTGGATAACACCTATAGAATTACGTCTATCATTAGCTGCATCAAGGTTGTATAACCCTGAGAGTTGAACTATGTCTGTTACATCATTCATACGTCTGAATCCGTCACGTACTCCTGTTAAAATATCCCCACCATATTCTTTCTGTAGTGCAGAATTAAACCTTAACATACCGTTACG